CCCCACTGCGTCAAGACTTACTCTTATATCTCCAACAACCAGACACTTAATACATTTTGGAACAGAAACAACCATAGGCACAGCAAGCACACAAGATGACATGTTTATACGTTTTTCTGTACAAGAAGATATAAATACATTTACACCTACGTCAACAAACACCGCAGGCACATTAAGATTACAAGATGGCACAAAGATAGTTGGAGCACTAAAAGCAAAAGAAAGTATTTTGGTGTTTACAGATAACGCTTTGTATACAATGAAATATATTGGCTCTCCTTTTTATTTTGGTGTTGAACAAGTGGGCACAAACTGTGGGCTGGTTGGTAAGAATGCAGCTGTTGAAGTAGATGGTATTGCATACTGGATGAGTTCGAAAGGTTTCTTGTATTATGATGGCACAGTGAAAACATTACCTTGTGCGGTTGAAGATGAGGTGTTTGATAATTTTGACACAACAAAAGGTCAACAAGTTGCAGCAGGACTTAACAATTTGTTTTCTGAAATAAGTTGGTGGTATCCTGCTAATAGTGATTTTAATAATAAAGCTGTTTCGTATAATTATGCAGAGTCTGCACCAATCCCTGGTGGTGTGTGGGCGCTGTCAACAGAAGCAAGAACTTCTTGGATGGATGCAAAGATATACGAAAGACCTTACGCTACAAAGTTTGACACAACTGGCACAGGTAGTTTTCCTACAATATTAGGAGAGAGTGGTTTGGGGCAAACTAAATACTTTCAACATGAAATAGGAACAGACCAAGTTAATGAAGATGGCACTGTTACAACAATAGCCTCTAATATAAAATCGTACGACTATGATTTACAAGATCAAGGTGGGGGTGGTAATAAGTTTGTATCCGTAAGTCGTTTTATACCTGATTTTAAAAATTTAGACGGTAATGCAAATGTAACTTTGTCTATAAAAAGATTTCCATCACAAACAGAAACATCATCAACCAATAGTCCTTTTACAATTACATCATCTACAACTAAAAAAGATACAAGAGCAAGAGGTAGGTATGTTAGTGTAAAAATAGAAAACACAGAAATTAACGAGTCTTGGAGATATGGCACTTTAATGTTAGATGTAAAACCAGATGGAGGTCGATAATGTCAAGAATAGTTGTTAGATTACCAGAACCAAAAGATAATTATGAGGTCAGCACACAAAGACAAATTAACAGAGCTGTGTCTGGTGTGGTAGAACAATTAAATACAAGCTATCAACAAGTTTTAAAAGATGAACAAGAGCAGGAGGCTTTCTTTTTTTCATAATGTCCAATAATTTTAGAAATTCAAAAGTAGATCTTACAACAACTGACAATACAGTTTTATACACTGTGCCAGCTGAAAGCACAGCTATTGTAAAGTCTATACTTGTATCTAATGATGATGCTAGTAATGCATGTGAAATAACTGTAACATTGTTAAACACTGGTAATACTGTATTTAGTTTGTTTAAACAGAAAGACATATCTGCTAAAACAACTGTAGAACTATTGACCAATCCTTTGGTCATGAATGAAGATGAAGAGTTAAAAGTACAAGCTGAGAATGCAAACGACTTGCACGTTATCTGCTCGTATTTAGAAATAAAAAGAGAGTTTCAATAAGGAGGAACTATGGCATTTGAAGAACCAGGATCAGTAGCATACCTATACGAGGGCGATAAGAAGATAGCTCAAATAAAGGTTGACACTACTGTGGTATTAAAAAACTTAAAAACAGGCAAAGAATACGGATCTGACGCTGAGGGCGACGCTGATGTGGACGACCCAAATACGGACACGAAGAGGGAAGATATATCAAGAAGTGTCTACATAAAGGTGGCTAAAATGCCTGCTGTGGGCGCAGAATCGTAGTTGCAATTTATGCGAAAAGACAGTAAATTCAGTAAAAGCCTTATATCAAGCATAGGCCACTTGCATCATTACAATACAGGAATATAAGGAATGCCACTTCACGATAAGATAATACCTAGAGAAATAAGTGATTTTACCAGAGAGGTTGAGGATTTTGTACGTCCAGTCACAGATCCAGTAAGATCGTTTATAGCAAAAGCTGTCCCTAGAGAGATTAAACCAGTTTTACCTTTCATCGCTTCATCTATGGTG